AGTGGCGTGACCCACATGACGATTACTTCGCCAGATTCGAGTTCTACTTCTCTCTTTACGGGGTCTAGACGGGCAGCTTTCTTTAGCTTGTCGATCAAACGTCCGGCCATAAATACCTCTAGTACATAAGAACTATAACGTATTGCATAAAAAAAACCCCCCGCCGTCAACGGGGGTTAGTGCGTCTATGTCCCGATCACATACTAGACAAGAGCTTTGCCGAGTACGTTCTTGGGGTTGATGACATTGAAGTTGATCTCAGCTGTTGTGGGATCGTCAGGGTTGACGCTCAGGTTGATACTGGTCATTGTGATGTCACTCTCGATGTAGAGAGACTCTGCATCGTCGACTGCTGTGCCCGCATTGTTGGAGACAGTGTTGACGTACAGCTTGACACTTGCACCTTGCTGGCTTCTGAGAAGCACGTTGCCGAGTAGCCGGTTGGCCAGGCTGGTCTGATCGTCTGTGAAATAGACGCTCATCGATCCACTGCCGCTGGCATAGCCAGATTGGGTGGTTCGGAAAGGTGCAAACTTACTCGATTCGGTTGAAGTTACACCGCATGGAAGCGTTGTGACATCCAACTCTTCACGGGTGATGTCAATCGAGAACTCACGTACTTGACAGACAGCAGCGTATTCTGCGTAGTCAATCGAGATGTGGTTAGCAGTTCCAGGGGTGTCTGCACTTCCGGTGCCGCCATCGCCGTTAAGCGTGATAGCAGAACCGCCAGAAGATGCGGATACCTGGATTGTCGAGCTGGTGCGAGCCACGACGTAGTACGTGGTTCCAGCCGTCAATGCGGTGTCGATGGACGCAGTACCTTCTTCAGCAAAAGTTACCGGGTCACCAACCACGTAATCGTTAGTTGTAGGTACTGTGATCGAAGTACCTGCGGGGAAGTCGGTGTAATCCAGCAGACAGAACATTGTTCCGGCTGGCTGGAAATAGATCGAGCCCTCCTGACCTGTTAAGGCGGAGCTATTGCAAGAAATCGGCATTGGTGCCTCCTAGAAAAAATACACAGAGTTTGGGGGCGTTTTAACAGGCGGGGGCTCCTGATTACCTGGCACGGCCAGTTGCTCACAGTCTAAGGAGACTTGTAGTTCGCCAAAAGTGGGGCACTCAAACTGGCAAAAAAGTAAGGTCTGTCATCGAGAGCTGTGAAATCTGGGCCGCTTAGACGCAGTACCGTCCCAAGTACGCCGTCTACACGCGCTTTCGGTCGGTATGTCAAGGCGTTTAATGCTTGGCTGATCTCTGTCATTACCGTTTGTGCTCTGCCAGGGCCGACGCCTTTTGGGCCGTAATACTCGACAATTAGAACCGCACGGATCGATTCGATTGCTCCGCAAGTTGTCGGCTCAGTCATAGTTCCGTAATTCAATCGCGCAGTAATAAATTCATCGTCAGCATCGCCGGAAGGCTCCAACGTGTTAGCTGGGCGGTACGGGATGTTCAACGCCGTACAAGTGTCGACAACAGGAGTCTCGAAATAACGGCGGATGGCTTGAAGAGTCATTGGTTTACAAGACGGGCACCTTGGGGATTAGAGCTTCGGTAACTGCCAAATCCTTTTATTTTTGGGTTCTGAGCCGCGCTGGCTACCGCTGCTCGAAGTGTGTCCTTAAGAGATCCCGCCTCAATATACGTGCGATACCAATCCGCAGGCGCACTGATCTCTCTTGCACCTTCTACTCTCCCAGGAACTAGATCGAGTGCGATGTTTCTATAAACAGTTCTGTTGCCAATGGTATAACCAACCGCTCTCTTTCTGCCAGTACCTTTTAATGATGGAACGACAGGGGCAGGAACTACTTGGCGAGAAGTTCTTGAAAGCCCAGGTTTCTGTTGGACCGTGGCAGGGATCCGTTTATCGCCTGTGCGTACCACCCAGTTTTTAGCGAACTCGCCTGAGTACCACGGGCCTAGAAAGACCAGCTCTCCGACAATGCGGGTCGCCGCTTCCCGCGCAGTTACTTGCTTTACTTCTTCTAAGTATTCGCTTAGACCAGGAAGTTTGAACTTGCGGGATGCCATTATTGCGGCCTCGCAATGACACTGAAAAATACAGGCTTGTCGCCTCGATACGTTCGAGGTTCGATTACCTTCATTACCTGTGTGGAACCGGCTGTCGATACCTCGAAATAATCGCCAACTGTTATGTAAGCAAATTTGATTTGTTCGGGGTCTATAAGTATTTTTACGTCGCTTTCTTGGTATAAACCGCCTATTTCATTGATGTCTATGCGGGTGATAACTACTTTTACGTTGGTGCGTTTTTTGACAGCGGTTACTACCCCCGTAGATGGGTCGTAGGCAGAGCTTTGCTGCTGCACAAATACAGCGGACTGGCCCCACTCTTTGATGAGCGGTGCGGCTAAAGGCCCAAATACATCATCAACTTTAGACATTAGTTTCTGTAGAGACGGATTTCACGCCTGCTGCCAGCGTACCAGCAGCCCAGCATGTCTACTAAGAAGGGGAATCTTTGTAAGACGGCTGGGCCACTAAGGCTTACTTTGCTGGATTCACCTTCCTTGTATTCAAAAAACTCTTGCTCTAGGTCGCCTAACTTGTTGCGCCTTACTGAACCCTGTTGTGAATCCGGGGATTCTGTTCCTCCGGTTATGACGTTCGGGTTGGCTGCAAGTTTTAAGGCTAGCTCAAATGTGGCCTGCTTTACCTGCAGGGGGATGGTTGTGCAGACGGCTTCACGGCAGAAACATGTGACCTCTTTTCGCGGCCAGTTGAGTCGTTGCGTATCGCTACAGCATTTGCCGCTCCAGGTGATGGGGTCTAACCATTGGGTTGCTTGGATTAAAGCGACCTGTTTGTATGGGTCTGAATTACCGTCCCACTCCCCGTTGTTTGCACTCGCGCTGAAGTAAGCGTCGGCTTCTGCCAACGTCACGTAGCTGTTTGAGTCGGTGCCGCCGACTGTTGCATCTAGTGTTGGGGTCGGGTCGGCCATTACAGATCTAGGGCGATGACTTCAAAACCTCGGCGCTGGTAATCTCTTTTGATTTTCACAGCTTCTTTTGGGATGCAGTCAACAACAGCAGGATGCCAATCTGGACGCATGTGCGCTGGAAAGTTTTGCGGAAAGTCCAGATACAACCTAACTATGTTCACCATTGCCGAGGCTTCGGGTGGTTGCTCCATTCTAGTTACTACATACCAATAAAAAAGAGCCCCCGTAGAGGCTCCTAACTGTTCTGATTGGATAGCAGAACTATGGAGTTGTGCCGCCGAAGGGGCTGTTGACAAACAGACGCACCACGTCAAAGTTGCGGACATCTGTGTAGATGTTCGTCCATGAACCGGCAGTGGCCAGAGTCGCGTTGGTGGGGTTGTCAGCGCCACCGTAGTTTGAGCCGAATGCGTGATAGCCGTAGTGGTAATCCACAGAAATCACGTCCTGCTTGGACAAGATGTTCCGGTCTGCTTCAATGCGAAGCTCCTGCTGAACACCTTCCGCTACAGCACCCTCGGCCATCAGGTAGACCGGGTACTTCAGCGCGTTGCCTTGAGTGGCGGTCAGACCGTCGACGCCTTGGATGTTGTCATCCACGATTACGCGCATACCTGCGAAGTAGCTCACGTCGTCGCTGCGGACGCCGATGCCACCACCACCCCACTGGATGTCGTTACCGCTGGCCAATGAACCAGAGGAGAAAGTCAACATCCCTACCTGCTGGAGGTAGAAGTAGGAGCTGCTGTGCATCACAATGATGCTCAAGCGGTCAGCACGTTCTCCGAGCTTTGACTTGGCTTGGATTGCCGATGCAGCTGAAAGATAGTTGTCAGCTGTCAGCGCACCAGGGGCAGAGTCGGCGGAAACGTCGGTTTCAAGTCCGGTGTAGGCAGTAGCAAACAAGCCATTGAACTGAGACAGCAGGGTTGCCATCTTCAGTTTGTTGATTGCTGACGCCAAATAATCGCGGATTTGACCCATTGGATCGCTACCTGAGCCGAGACGGCTAAGGTCGTCTACGGCGTAACTAAATCCACGATGCAGGATTGGGCAGGTTTGCTTGCCTGCTTGGATTTTTTGCGGTGTCAGGTAGCCTGCGCCGCTGGTTCCCCAGGTGTTGTTGGAGCCGATTAGCTCCTCCGTTGGGGTGATGGGCTTCCATGTGGGGACTTCTACCTTGACGCCGCCTGCGCGAGCGTCCAAAGATGCGTTACGCACCACGCCGCCGGAGCGGAGCATTGCGGATTGCTCGTAGATTGCCTCGGCTACATAGCCGAGAAATTCTGGACGAGTGATGATGTCGGAGAGGAAGGTTCCTCCGCCGTAATTCTGGAAAGGGGCAGCCATGATCTGGGGTGCAAGGGTTTACCGTGGATTACCCGCGACTTGCCTCAGCCTTGAAGGCTTGGGCTAGTTCTGGGTTCTCTACCTCAAGTCTCAATGCCTCCGTTAGGTTTCCCGAACGGTAAGGATTCTCTTTGCCTGGAGCGATGGACGGGGCTGGTGAAGCACCCATACCAGCAGAAGTAGATGCACCAAAATGATGCTGCCATTCTGTCGATTGCTTCAGATTTGTAAGGTATTCCCCTAGTGATTGTTCGACGCCCCCGTTAAACACCACTGGGTTGCCCTCACTATCTGTTTGCAAGGCAGATTGCAGCAACGTGTACATCTGTTGGGAATTAAGCGCACCAGCTGTATTGATTTGGCTGAGTGCAGCTGCCTTCAGACGGTCCTGTTTTCTTTCTTGAGTCACGGACTCAATTCCGTTTTCTAGCTCTGAGATCCGTAGATCTTTTTGCTGGACTGTCTTCTTTAGGTCTTCCCAAAGTTGCTGGTACTGGCCCTGTTCCTCTAAAGAGGTACGGACTGCTGTCTGTTGAGACTCCTTAAACTGCTCCATTTCCTTGCGGATTTGTTGCAGTTCCTGGCGAGATTCGTCCAACTCCTTCTTTGCTTGCTTGGCGTGTTGGTTTGCAAGGCCAAGTTTGTGTTTCAGCAGTTCGCTCTCGCCGGATTCGGCGGGGGTTTCTTGCTGAGAAGGGTGGACAGGTTTGTTGAGTAGCGCGGGGTCGATGGCCACGGGCACATCGCTACTGGTCACAGACTCAGCTACCGCAGTTTCCTCAGACATAAAAACTTAAGGTGTACTCCATTATCTTATCCACCTACGCACTTTTTACGGTAAAACAAGTCATGGATGACCGTACTCGCAGCAATTGGGCCAAA